TAAATTATACAAAAACACTTGATTTTCCAAATACTCAAATATACTCGCTCGTCGCAATTTCAGAATTTGCGTATCGTAGTAGTCTAATGAATATTTGCCGACCAGTTGATAAGGAAAAAACAGTTGCTCAAAATATTGAAACTATTTTTATAGATGATTTGAGTCTAAAGGAGTTTGCAGTTGACGGAGACGTCTCAACTAAGTTTGAAGGCATTATAAACATTCAACGACCATTAAAAGCAGCAGAATGGTTACGTTCACGCTGTTTTGAAGAAGACGGCTCTCCATTTTTTCTTTATAGTGACGTAACGCAGCAAGGCAAAGTATACCTGTCTTCTTGGAAAAGTTTAAATAATGCACCAGTTTTGTATAAAAAACCTAAAAATTCATTTAGATATCGTCAACAATCAGAAAAAACACCAGGTACTGCAGAACACACCCGGGAAGAAAGGTCTCGCATACTTAGTATGTCATCAAACATAAAATTTGATAGACTTGCTTCTGCCAATGCTGGAGCATACGCTAGTCGATTAAACGTAACTGACTATGCATCAAAGGCATATTATACTTTAGATTTTAAAACTAAAGCAACTAAAGATTGGACTCCTCAAAAATATAAAATAAAAAATAGAGAAGGCGTAGAAGAAACTAAGCCAATGCATGAAATATCTTCTGCAAATATTGCAAGCATTCAAATTAATACTGCAATAAACCCAGATGGCAAAGGTAATTCGGTTACTGCTGCGCTATATCCTAACATATCAAAGGGGAATGCATTTATTGCCCGATTAAATGAAATAAATCATGAAATTGTAGTGTATGGGGACAGCACACTAAACCCAGGTGTAAAAATAGATTTGGAAGTACCAAAGGCTTTACGAGATAGAACTGAATATGTAGAAGATCCTGTGGTGTCAGGCACATTTATGATTACAGTTGCTGCCCATGTTTTTTCAAATGGTATTTATACAAATAAATTAAAATTAGTTCGTCTTGGAGGAGTTGGGATTTTAAGTGGCGGCACATATGTCCCTTCAACTGCGTCTCCATCTGAAGTTGTATCAAATAATGTTGACTCAACTGCCCCTGCAACCAACACGCCTGCGCCACAAACTAATGCTTCACCAAATAAATTATTAAATGAGTTTAATAAACCTCAGAGTACTCCAACTCCGATACCATTACCGCCAACAAAAAGTCCATTTCCTTCGCCAACACCTCCAATACAAAATCCAGAACCAAATCCTCCTATTACTTTTGCATGAAGATTGAACATTGGTTTACTGGAGTCGTAGAAAATATTGCAGACCCATTAAATGCAGGTCGTGTACAGATTCGCTGTTTTGAATATCATGAACAAAACAATATAATATTGCCTAGTGAAAATTTACCATGGGCAACTCCACTGCTGCCACTTACGAGTGCTAGTCTTGGGGGAGTAGGCACAAGCGCAACGGGTCTGCGTGTTGGTAGTTGGGTGTTTGGCTTTTTTAGAGATGCTGACTTGCAGGATCCAGTAATAATTAATAGTATTGGCGGAATTGTACCAAATTCTGTGTCTAGCGGCGGAAACACATCATCTAATAGTGTGAGCTCAACAACACGCTCAACCAATGCAAATGCCATTGGGCCGTCTGGTACAAATCCGTCACCTACAAAAACTGCTACTGGCATAGATGTTCAATATGATGAGTTTCTTAATAATACTACAAATGCCAGTGATATTGGAAATCGCAGTCCAGTTGGAGGAGATGATCCATTTGGTAATGTATTGCCCGCATTACCGGGCACTTCAGAATATGAACGTGAGCAAGTTGATGTATTGCCACCACTAGATCTATAGTAATAAATACACTATAAAATGAAAATTGATCATTGGTTTATTGGCATAGTAGAAAATATTGCAGACCCGCTAAATGCAGGACGTGTGCAAGTTCGGTGCTATGAATATCATGAACTTGATGATGTTAATAGCGTGCCTAGTGAAAATTTACCATGGGCAACTCCACTCATGCCACTTACAAGTGCTAGTAGTGCTGGTACTGGCACAAGTCCAACTGGACTAATGGCTGGTAGTTGGGTGTTTGGCTTTTTTAGAGATGCTGATCAACAGGACCCAGTAATACTTGGTAGTATTCCTGGAGTTGAATCATTAAACGGCACAAGCATACCAGCAGACGCTAGCAGTTCTTCAGTAGGCGCAGCCTATTCGAGCGCGACAAACACCTCACAATACACAGAAGGTTCACCTTCTGCAGGAGCAGCAAATACTTCGGCACTTGATGGAGATGATATAGCTGCTCAACAGAATAATACAAGTACAAGTACAAGCGCCTTTATTAATAATTTAGTACGAATAGCAGTAGGAGAAAATGGCACAAGCAATAGCGCAGGTCGTAGTAAATATGGCGTTAATGACGCTTGGTGCGCAGCATTTTTAACATGGTGTATAAAACAAACAGGAGCAATACCAACATCAGATTTACCGGCTAATCCAAATGCAGTTGCCGAATGGTTAAAATGGCCAAATGGAAAAGGTGGTAAGTATGTAATTAAAATTGCTAATCCTAAAGTGTTGTATGCTGGCGATATTTTAATTAGGGACGCTGCACAAGATCATATAGGATTGGTAAGTAAAGGTGGTTCAATTACCGGCGGCTATACTTCGGTTGAAGGCAACACTGGTAAAAATCGATCAGTGATGGTGCGGGATAAAAAGGGCGGATTTAACTATGTGTTGAGATGGAAAGGTGCATTTGGCGGTACTGATGTTCCTATTACAACAACTCAAAATAGCGATGGCATTACTTCCGTACAGGGTATTCCTGTTTTAGGTATGTTTAATCCAACACTTAAAAGCGCATTGGGCGGTGATGGTATAGAAAAATTTGCAACATTAAAATATGCAAGTGGCAACGCATATGTTGCTGGGCGAGTATCAGTGTTTGGCGGTTCTAATGATAAAGTTGTTACTGTATCCGAAACTGGTGCTATTTCCGGAGAAAATTTACGACAAATAAATTCTAATGCATATTATATAGCAGGTCGATGGGATTATTCTAAAACTCCAAAATCATCTTTAAGAAGTAAAACTATGACTGTTTATAACCCAATAAATGGGAAAAGTGTAAGTGGAGTAAGAATCGTTGATTGGGGACCAAACACAAGTACAAGGCGTGTTTGGGATGTTTCTAATGGTGTTGCTAACACTATAGGTGTTAGCACTGATCAAGAAGTATATGTTGCGTTTGAGTAGAATATATTATGCCAATCACAATGCCAAATTTGTTTCCTGATGGTGTGCCGCTCTCTTCAAGCAGCGCATATAACAATATCCCGTTGCAAAATGATATGTTAAAATCAGACTACATGAGCGGCTCGCCAATCGCAAATGGGGCAAACCTTTCTTCACTGGATGTTAAACTTGAAGACTTATCAAATGACTCTAGAAGTGTTATGATAAGCAAACTTATAGCAGTCGCTAAAGGAGAGTTAGGCGTAGTCGAACGAGGAACAATTAACAATCAAGGTCCTGGTATAGAAAAATATTGGAGCGCCACATTAGTGGGTTCAAATGCATATAACTATATTACAATACGTAATGGTAAAGAAGGCGCACCTCCATATTGCGCAGCATATGTGTGTTGGTGTGTAAAGCAAGCAAATATAATTCCAGAACAATATCGTCCAAAAGAAGCATATTGTCCCAATTGGCCAACATGGTCAAGTACTACTGGAAAAAATTATTCGCTTAGAATTGATAATCCGCGTGAATTTAAAAGAGGAGACATAGTAATTTTTAGAAAAAGTCATATAGGCATAATACTCGATGATTTTGTTTTTGATATAAACAAAAAAGAAAAAACAATGACCATAATAGAAGGAAATACTGGTCCGGATAAAATTGGAAGTACTGCAGTCGTTAGGGATGCACGGGTTGGAGTGGGTGGAATATATATAAAAAAGCGTACATTTGCCGCAGCAAACATTACATGTGCTATTAGATTGTATCCAAATAATACGCAATCTAATAATCAGTCACTCGCCTCTGTTAAATAAATATAAAATATGGCAAACAACACCTTTAATCATCCGTTTCCCACAGATCAATCTGTGTATCCATACAATAATGTGACGCAGACTCGCTCGGGGCATATTTTTGAAATTGATGATACATTAGGCAATGAACGTATACATGAAAAACATAAGTCTGGAACATCACGTATTATAGACGCTGAAGGTAAGCTATCTGTAATGGTTGTCTCAAATCGATATACTACAATTTGTGGAGAAGATTTTGTAACAATTATGGGTGATGCAAATATTACAGTAAACGGTTCTGCAAATTTAACTGTGAACGGCAACTATAATGTTGAAGTAAATGGCAATATGAACCAAACCGTTAAGGGCGAGTATCGTTTAAAAGTTGGTGCCGCATACAAAAATGAAGTGCTTGGTGACAAGGCAGAAAATATTGTTGGTAAAAAGGACAGCATAGTTGGCAACGGAGTAAACAATACAGTACGAGGTGGCGGTATAAAAAACATGGTAGTTGGCAGTATTGAAGAGACTGTAGCTGGAGGATATACTGGAATATACACCGGTTCAAGTAGTACAACAGCATTACTTGGAGCAAGCATGACCGCTCCAGCTGGTGCAGCTACAATTGGGGGCATGACTGCAGCAATTGATGGTGTATCAATGTTAACTCTAACATCACTTGGACCAACTATGATGTATTCAACTGTAACAAATATGACAACACCACTTGTAAATGTACTTGGCGGAGCACTAATTGCTGCTGGTGATGTTCGCGCTTTAGGAGGAACTACTGGTTTAGCTACTCACATGCATCTAGGTGATGGTACTGGCAATGCACCTGCCCCAACTGCCCCAGGAATAGGATAATAATATGTCAACACTAATAGATTTAAGCTTTTTATACCTTAGCGTCGATGATGATAATGGTAGCAACCCAGGTGGAGTCACTGTGACATATAATGGCACAGATTTTAATGCTCAAAATTTTGTTAATGGAGTATATCAAATAACACAAGAGGTTGTATTTAATGCAGTAAATAATAATGTGATTCTCCCTATGCATGGATTTGAAAGTGGAGATAAAATTTCATTTGCAACAATAAACAATACTACTGGACTTACAGTTAATGTATTATATGATGTAGTGTTAATCCCTTCGGATGACGGTGGACTTATTACTTATGATTTAGGCGAATTTAAATTATCATTAAATAACACACTAGTTGATTTTACTACAAATGGAACTGGTACTGTAAAAATAAGATCTAATAGTGGATTTTTTAATTTAGCGAGCGGTCTATTTGATCAAAATGCCTTTGGTTTAGATTTAATACAAATACCATTTTCTCAGGTTGATATGCAGGTAACTCATGATAGTGGAATACCTTACATATCAAGTATACCAAAAAATGTAGGTCGCTATGACTATACTATAGTTACTACACTAAAAGGCGATCCAACGTGCAAAGGGTGGTTTACTACGGAGTATCATAAACCAGTTCCAACAAACATACCACCTTGGTATGGCCAATCTTATAGATCACAAGTTGAATCGCTAAAAGACCCCAGTAAATATTTAACTATATTACCACTCCCGTTTGAAATAGTGGTTTTAGAAGATGAACGAGTGTATGATGGAAATCCTAAAGGACCAGAATTTGAAACAATTCCAAAATTAATAGAATCTCCTGATCCAAATAACCCAATAAACATACCAGTTAGAGTAAAATATTTTGGAGAAAAACTAGTTGCACCTCTTTCAGCGCCAATTGAAATAGGAGTCTATACAATTGAATATGAATGTACTGATTTTAATTATGTTGGCAGTGCTACAAGTACATATACGATTCGCAACTTAACAAATATTGAGGCAGAGACTGCAGCAGCAGAATATCAGGAAAAGGTTGATATATTTAATGAAGCAACTTCTGATACTGGAAATGGAAATATTTATGAAGGAGCTTTAGGCGGAATAAGCAGTAGTAGCAGTTTAAGTAATTCAAGTTATGCGTCATCATCAAATGCGATGACGAAAAAAGAATTTGTTGAGACTGGAATATTAACAATACTTGACAAAGCTGACATACAGGGCTTGGGCACAATAAAAACGCTTGCAGAGTGCGCGCAAAGTTTACCTCAACGTTTAATGATATTTGCAGCTGCTAAAATAGCAGCATTTGTTTTAAGTTATATACCAGGGTTAGGCATTATAAAACTATTAACTTCAATAATGGAGTTGATAGAGATGGTGAAAAAAATAATGGCGCTCATCGAGTTTGTTAAAGAAAACCCATGGGCGGCATTAAATATGGTACTTGAAACTAGCGGTGCATATGATGCATTAGGCAAATTAGCAAATGAGCAAATTGCTGCGATACAAGAAAGTTTTCCAGGCATGACTGGTGATGTCGGTCAATTTGTTAAGGATGTCGCAAACGGACTTGTTGATATTTGTAATCTTGATATAAGTGGAAATCCAATTGCTACACTTATAAAGGCAGACAACACAAAAACTCCAACTGCAGTTACAAAGTTTATTCCTGCTACATCACGACAGCCAAGTGAAGCAAAAGCAAAATATGACTTTTTTCAATTTCAATTGCGTGATGCTCTAAATAAAGACACTGATAAACTTAAAAAAATGTCTGATGAGGGCAATACAGTTGGCGTACAAGAATATGTTTCAATGCTCACCGCAGTTCATGAACTTGCATACAACTATCATGACCGTATTGCTGAAACAGGAACACCGGTTGGTCTTTTAAATGGATCGACTTCTGATGCATTAAGTTCAGTATATAATGTATTGGGTGAAGCCACAAGCATATTATCAAGTGTCTATCCAGACTCTACCTCTACGACAGCAACGACGAGTGGCACAACTAAAACTTCAGGCTTTTCTGTAGACTCATTAAATGCCGGACTTGGTTCAATTGCAAATACAATTGACGGAGTTACTGCAGGATTAAGTTCAATTACAAGTTTTGCAATGGGTGAAACTGGATTCTCCATAACTGCACTTAGAAATGAATTTAATTTTGGTGCGAAAGAGATGCTTAAGAAAAATCCATTTTGGTCAAAAGAGACGATTAAAGAATATAATGATCGGGTTAATAGAATAAAATCAGAAATGGAAAATAATGTAGATGCGATACGCAACAATCCAGCAAACGCAAAAGCTGCCGCAGCTGGATCAGCAACCACTTCAAGTTCAGGTTCTTCTACTGGTGGAATTTCATCACTTATATCATCTGCCAGTTCGTCTCTCAGTTCGTTGATTAGATCATAATGTTTGTATAATTTACCGCGTATTATAAATTATATAAATAGAAATATGAGTAAAACGCTATCGGACTATAATGATTCTAGGTCATCGAATGTGGCTAGAAAAAATTTATATTCCGATATAGACAATAGTTTTGCCATACACCCAATTTATAATGACATACGTCCAATTCTTGATATTGATTCAATACGTCAAAGTTTAAAAAATTTGTTGCTAACAAATCAATATGATCGGCTGTTTCAACCAGAAATTGCTTCGGACATTCGTGCTTTGCTGTTTGAAAATGCAAACATGTTTACAGAATATGAGCTAAAGGCAAAAATAGAACAGATGATTGACCTCTATGAACCACGTATAAGCGACTATGAAGTGACTGTAGTGGACGAGTCTGATCAAAATGCATATCGGGTGGGCATAACTTTTCAAGCATCATACAATTCAACTGCTGAAATTGTAATATATTTAACACGAGTACGATAATGGAAATTCCTACACAATCAGTAAATGTTACAGAATTAGATTTTGATCAAATCAAGGCTAATCTAATAGAATATTTCAAGGCTGGAGACAGTCCGTTTAAAGACTGGGATTATGCTGGGTCTGGATTAAATATGTTGCTTGATGTGCTCTCGCATAACACACATTACAATGCATTACTCGCGCACATGGCAGTCAATGAAAGTTTTATTGATACTGCACAGTTACGACAAAACGTGGTGTCTGCCGCAAAGTTAATTGGATATACCCCACGCAGTTATGCCTCTGCAAAGGCACAAATAAACGTAACTGTAACAC